TAATGATAAGCACCCAATTGTCGGTGCATGCGGATTGCCGAACACCATTTGGAGATACACCAATGCAGATTCACCGGGTTGGTGTGAGGTCGAAGGAATGGATCCTTTAGTGCTCGCGGTTATCATGGAGCAACCAATACTCGCGACAGCGTGAGGGGACGTCAATGGTCAAGTGGATTGCAATAGCCGTCGTTGTACTGGTAGGAGGAACAATCGTCGTGCGTAAGGTCATTCTGAAATCCATCAATTCCATGGTAAAGGAATAGGGATGCACCAGCGCAATTACTATGAGGTCTTCCTCCTGTTGCTCACCATGGCTTTTGCTATCCAGTTCGGATTGACCAATGAAGGCGCGGTCACCGCTACGTTCCCATTGTGGGCGCGGTTGTTCTGGTATGTCGGGCTCTTATTGACGGCTATTGTTGCCGCCATCGGGGAAATGGTGTTCACCAATTTAGCTCTCATAGTCGAGCGCGCGGCACTGCTATTTATGACCGGGCTTGTCATGGCGTATGCGCTGGCATTCATCATTGCCGGCATCCGCACCAGCACGTTTGGCCACGTCACTTACGTAGCGCTAGCGCTGATCCTGTTTGCAGCTGTGAATTACGAGCGCACCAGACAGATCCGGCACTACATACGGGGCCTGACCAAAGTCTACGCAACGCTACCCACTGCGGGAGGTACCCGTTGAGTTTAGGAGATCTAGCTGCCGTGGTGATCCCCTCGCTGTCTGCGTTGACCGGTCTCATCACAGCGCTGGCGACCCTCACGACCTCGCGGACGCAGCTGCGCAAGCTCTCTGATGAGGCTGACCGCACGGGCATCCCCGCGGTGCCAGGGGCAGTCACAACCGCGCTGGTAGGCGAGTTGGGCCGGGCACGGGCAAAGCAGGGCTAGTGATGATCGTGCGGTATCCTCGCGGTTGCTCGCTGGCATCGGCAGGATTGGAGATCTTCACATGGCAGTGACTGAACTCATCGCGTCTATCCGGCCTGTATTTGCAGAAGCAATTGAGAAAGCATCCTGGGGCGAGGATCTGGTATGGGATATCAATTGGGCGATAGTCCCTACACCCAATGGTCCGATCACGTCTTATGTCTGCTACGTCCACTGCGCCGCGCTGCACATGCTGGGCGCGTATCTGCAGCGGACGTTTATCGTCCCGATCGGCGCGCCGGCATCAGCTATTGAGAATGTCGTAAACGAGCAGATCAAAGGCTTGATGGCTGAGCGCACGCGGCTACTCAGCACCGCCAACAATGGCGGCAATAGCGGAGCACAGCCACCCGGCATCATTATGCCGTGATCTGTTAGCGTAGCGGTTGGTCATCGAGGATTTCCCACGCGGGGTAGTGCACGACACGCCTAGCCAACCTGCGATGCGGCGCAATGGTGGCGAACAGGTAGGCCTCATGCTTATCATCGAAATAGGTAACCTCACCGTCATTCGGGTGAGGCCCGGTGAATGAGCACCATTCGGTTTTGTCATAAGGCTCATTGGTGGTTGGTTCGTTAGTCATGTCGCTCTCACTTTCTGGTGATAACGCCGCGGGCGCTCTGTCCCGGCCGGGCCGGCGTCCCCTTTGGTAACGTAGTAGCCCAGCTGAGCGTACTCGTCAAGCGTCACACCGACCCGTAGATGACCAATGAGGCTACGCGGGTCCCGATTCCAGAACCACCATTCGCGATTGTTACCCACACCGTCACAGGCCTCAATAGCAATGCGCTCCAGTTGCGTGGGTGAGCGCATTAGCTGACCTAGAGCATTGCGCATACTTACGCTCGCGTGCCAGACTGGCATGCCGTCATTGAGTCGCGCTCAACGGTCGATAGCGAGAACAACGCAGACAGTATTGCCGTGAATGGTGCGGACATCATAGAGTTGCAGTAGCAAATTCAGGTCATTGGTGTCATTGAGCGGGTGTGCGAGTGCAAAGGCTTGACGCTCGTTCATTTGTTCCTCACTTTCATCCATTGACGGGCACAAACTGTAAGCCACAAAAGACAGCACAATACAATTATTATCTGTATTGCTGACACGGGCTACTCCTCGTGGTAGATGCCGAGACCCAACAATGCGGTGTTCGGTCGTTTACTATTGGGTTTACCGCCACGCCGCCCGTGGATTACACCTAATGTCAGCGCCAGCGCGTATGGCGATGGTAGCAAGAGGATAAAGAGTATCCAGCCCCACCACGGCAGAATCATGTGAGGGAGTATAGCAATGCCTGATCCCCGGAACAGCGCACCACGCACCCGCCAGGTACAGCGCCACACCACCGGTACCGCGGTGCCCCCGCCGGCTGCGGGCGCGGTAGCTCGCTCGACAGCTGCCCAGCTGCGCCGTGAGTCGCTACAGCGCATCCCTGAGCTGCCCCGTGATGAGGGCAACGAAAATCCGCCGATGCCGGATCCGCCCACGGGTGATCACGGGATTGTGGAGCTCGCGGCGGATGATGCCTCGCCGGCATCGGGCACCGGGCAGCCTGATGAGGATGATGACAAAGACAAAGATGAGCGCAGTAGGCGGCTACGGCGTGAGGAAGACAGCGATGATCAGGACGCGGGCGCCAAGGCTGATGATGGCGGGGCGGCTAAAGATCCTGATCCCGATGATGAGAAACCCGCACCCAAATCCTGATCACTGATGGCTGATGCGCGTGCGTATACCACTGTCCTAGAGGCATATGAGGATCAGGTCCGGCAATTACCCGCTGAGCTGCAGTTAGCGGAATGCGGACTGATCGAGATCGGCCGGCGGCACGCGCAGGACTTCGATAAAGGACACGAACCATCGGGCGGTGGTGTTCAGCGGGTATTGACTGAGCTCCGCAAATTACATCGTGAGTGGAGTAGTCTACTGCCCGCTGACCAACCGCGAAGTGAGCTAGATGCTGTCAGAGCTAAGCGAAATCAAAGGCTGTCAGACTCCCCGGATCTGCAGCGTCCCCCCGTGGGTGACGACAGCGGGGCCTGATGCGGTTGAGCTCGGACGGTTAGCTGGCCTGCCGCTTGATGAATGGCAATGTGGTGTGCTGGACGGTGCGCTAGGGCTGAGTGAGAATCGCACCTGGGCGGCACCAGAGATCGGCCTTGTGGTGGGCCGGCAGAACGGAAAGAGCACCATCGCGGAAGTAGCCAGCCTAGAGGGATTGTATCTGCGCAAGGCCAAGCTCGTGTACACGGCGCACCTGATGGCCACAAGCAGGAAAATGCGTGAGCGGATACAGTTACTCATCGAATCCTACCCGGATTTCGACAAAGAGGTAAAACAGATCCGCACGGCCAATGAGGAACAATCCATAGTACTGAAACCGCCAAAGGCACCATTGCTTATCACCTCAACATCCCGCGGGACGAAAGGCCGTGCGGCAGAGGGTGCCCGTATTGATTTCGTAGCACGGACCGGCAGCGCAGCCCGTGGTTGGGCCGGCTATGATGTCATTTTCTTTGATGAGGCATTCGCATTGACCGCTGAAATGGTCGGTGCGCTTATGCCCATTATGTTTGCTAAAGCACACTGGCAGATCTGGTATCTGTCCATGGGCGGCAAACTGGAATCCAGCGCGCTGCGTTCGGTGCGCGAGCGCGGTATCGCTGGTGATCCAGAGGTGGCCTACTACGAGTGGTCGGTAGATGAGATCGAGTACGGAGCCAACCCGCGTGCGGTGGCTGCCGACCCGCGGCAGTGGGCCAGAGCCAACCCCGCACTCAACTATGAGGTGCCCGGCCGCTACCTCACCCTCGCTACGCTGGCCCGGGCGCAGCGCTCGATGGACCCGCTCATCTTTGCGCGTGAGGTGCTGTGCATCTTCGAGGATCCCCGCGGCGCACCACTGATCAACCTCATTGCTTGGGCGCGCAATGCCGACCTCGCCAGCCAGATCAGCTCAGGCACCGTGTTTGCCTTCGACTGCACACCGGGCCTCACGCACGGCTGCATCGGTGTGGCCGGCTTTCGGACCGATGGCATCCCGCACGCGGAGATCACGGGCGCAGACGGCGTGCTAGACCACCGTGAGGGCACGGAGTGGATGGTTGACCGCATCGTAGAGCTTAACGACACCTGGGCGCCCGTGGCCTGGGTGTGCGATGCGACCGGCCCGGCCCGGGCTCTGCTCATCGAGCTGCAGAAACGCGGTATCGAGCCCTATGAGGTCACCGCTACCGAACTAGGCCAAGCATGCGGCGAATTCCTCACCGCAGCACACCACCCGGACGCCGACAAAATCCGCCATCTCAACCAAGTGGTGGTCATCGAGGCAATCAAGTCACTACAAAAACGTGATATCGGTGACGGGGCATGGGCCTGGGGACGCAAGGCCAGCGAATACAACATTTCATCCGTGATGACCTTGACACTCGCATTGCATGGCCTAGCAGTATTCGGCATCAATATGTACGATCTCATGCAGTCGGTACACTGATGGATGGTTTCATAAAGTCGTACGCTAACCCGTACATTATTAGCTGCCCATGCCGGAAATGCAGCAAAGGTTTGCGGTGCAAATATATGGCTGAGCGGATAGAGGTATACGAGCTCAGGCAAGCATTGACAGAAGATGACAAACAATGGTTACGGTTGCATGGGTGGAGCTAAGGGGGCTGCAATCCGTGGGTGCAGTTCGTAGGTCTGATTGTCTTTATCAAATGCGCCCAGCTGGTATGCGTCGCCGTCAATCTCAACCCACGCGGGGATCCAATCGGTGCCCGTATCAATGCCGTGCACCTGCATCCCCTCAGGCGGGCAGCACACCATTTCATTAGTAATGCGTTTCCAGACAGTCATGAGCGCACCCTAGCACAATGCGTTTTGACGTCTCGGTCAGCACGCCATGGCCGTTCAAACCATGGCTGGCCCCGCCACCGGCAGTCCCGGCAGCTGCCGTAGTAGCTCACACAGCCGTAGGCATCCTGCCGGCCGCGTGTCTCAGCTCGATGACCCCGGCGTCTCCTACGCGTCATGTCAGCGGTCCCTGCTCTCTAGCGCGCTGTGTCAGATACTCATTGATCAAAGGATACGCGATGCCGATAAGACTCATGCACTCATCATGATCTAGCTGGCGGTTTGTTGTGACGGGCTCGATATACTCCGCTATCAGCCTGCGTAGATCTTTGGGGAGCGGATTATCGAGCGCGTGCAGCACTGCATGTTCGTAAGCATCAATCTCAAAGTCTGCCATGGATTACATGATACCAGAGGTGGTGAATAGTGCCGCGGTTGCTCGTGATCAATGAGATTGTCATCACCGCTCTGGAAACCATAGGCATGATTCTGGCTGCATTCGGATTGGGGGTGTTCGCCGCATGGGTTACTGGTGCCGCGGGATTCCTTTTGGTGTCTGGTGCCGGACTGATTGGTGCCGCTTACATTGCGGCCCGCGCCCAGCGCGAGCAAATCGAGAGAGCCACGGAGAAACAACCGCCACCAGAGCCGCCGGCAGGACTGGTCAACACCGCCCGGACGGTGCAGCGCTACATGGCTGAGCGCCAGGCGGCCAGCGTGCAGCAAGCCAGTGTGCAAGCAGTACAGGTGCAGGACGGGATACCACTATCGTCATGATGAATAACGAGTACGCCAAAGCACCGAAGCGTCAAGGCCGACCCGTGCGGCTATGCGATGACGGATTGCTGTGGTACATCAACCGATGCGTATTTCACCCGCGTGGTTATGCGCTGGCACTGGATACGGACACCAATGATTGGTACCTGTTAGGTGATGGTGTCGAGCCCTGGGTGTTTGGCGGGGATGGTTCCGATGAGACTGATTTGTTGCGGCAGATTAAGGAATTGATGCCGTGAGTCTGCTATTCCGCACCGCCAACATACAGGGGCCTTACGCGGGCTACTGGGGCGAGTTTGTGGGCGCTACCGCGGCTGACCTCGTGCCTTATCGCATGCCCATGCAACAGGTTCTACCCGGCCACATGGTCAATGACCAGTCAGCGATGCGGCACTCAGCCGTCTGGGGATGCCTACGGCTGCGTGCCAACCTCATCAGTACCTTTCCGCTGGAAACGTTCCGCCAGGGTGAGGGCGATCTCCCCGCGCTCAAAGTGGCCTCGCCACCCTCAATACTACGGCCGGGAGGATCACAAGCTGATTATGTCGAATGGATGTACTCAACACAATTTGACCTAGACCGTGCGGGTAACTCAGTAGGTATCATCCGCTCGATCAATGGTTACGGGCTACCCGCAGAAGTCGAGCTGATCCCGCTGTCTTGGGTATCGGTGCGCACTATTGACAATCGTATCACGCATTGGTATATCCGCGGTCAGGAGTATCCACCAGAGCTCATTTGGCATGAAAAACAATACACGGTGGCCGGTTTCCCACTGGGATTATCCCCGGTAATGTACGCGGCATGGTCTATTAGTGAGGGATTGAGCATTCAGGACTTTGCGATTTCGTGGTTTACCATGGGTGGTATACCACGTGGGCATCTGAAAAACAATACTCAGCCCACCGTGACTGATGGGCAAGCCGCTGGCATCAAGGCCAAGCTCAAAGAATCGGTGCAGTCGGGTGATGCATTGGTTACGGGTAAGGACTGGGATTATGCCCTCATCAGCCCTGAACAGACCGGCATGGAATGGATCGAGGCCCGCCGGCTCACACCCATTGAGGTGGCCCGTTTCTTTGATGTGCCCGCGGATCTCATTGATGCTGCGATATCCGGGGAGTCGGTTACTTACGCTAATGTGACGCAACGAAATTTGCAATTCTTATCGATGAGTCTCGGGCCAGCCATCATTCGGCGCGAAAACAATCTCAACAAAATGCTGCCAGCCAAGCAATTTGTGAAGATGAACATCGATGCACTTCTGCGAAGTGACCCGAAAACTCTCACAGAGATGCTGAACCTGCAAGTGGCCGGCCGATTGCTCACGCCAAATGAGGCGCGCTTTATGTTGGACCGCCAGCCATTGACTGAGGCAGATTGCGCAGAGTTTGACCGCTTCTGGCCACCGCGCCCAGCACCGGGAGCCACTAATCCGACCACACCGCCTAATGCACCGCAGCCGCCGCTCTAGTCATGCAGGTAGGGCTCAACATCGATTATGTAGGGAATTGCAGTGTACTCATTTATGAGTGTTTCTTTCAGTACGTGTTCCTCCGTGTAATGCCTATTCGCCAGTAACCACGCTCGTCCGTTATCCGGGGTACCGAGAGAGCTTACATATCCGCATGTGCACTTAGGCCGGTACAGGACTACTGCCATGCCGTGCAGCCTAGCAGGAGAGGGTAATGCCCAAGACATCGAGTAACACCATCACCCGCGAGACGGCGGCGGCAGAGCGTAAGGCAGCGCTGCTACGGGGCAAGTCAGAGGACCGCCACGGGCTGCACCTGGCCCGCGGGACAGCACCCATCGAGGTAGATACGCGCCGGGTGCTCACGTTCCCCCTGCACTTGGCGCCGGTCACTCGGGATGACCAGCCGCCG